GGTTTCAGCTTGGAACTTAACCAACGCCTCAGCTAACAAGGGGTGGTAGATACCACATGCGCCATCCCAAGGTTCGGTTCGGTCTTCAATCTTTAGACCTAGCAGTTCTAGGCCATCAACATAGGTTTGAATCCATTCTTTGCGAGATACTTGATCGTTTTCAAAATCGGAGACCAGATCAGAGGCTAAAGAGGAGAGCTCTCGGTCATCCATGTCTTCAGCCAAGTTGGCATAAAAATCATCTGACTCCTCCACTTCAATCTCTATTTCGAGATCTGGAAGTTCCACCTCAAACAGTTCAGGTTCTTGTATCTCAATATCGATACCGACAGGGGCTTGGTATAAGGATTTTTCTATGGACATTTTGGTCTTCAATAATAAGTGAGTTTTTTGCGAACGGTGGGCTCATCTAGTTCATCTGTATCGAGCCTTAAAAACCCACCCTGTCTGAATCTGAGTAACGCTTGGGTCGTACTATCTACGATGTCATCATGTTCGCCGTTGGGAAACGATGCACACTCCTCCATCACCTCATCCGCCCATCTTGTTTCAGGGCACCAAACAAAGCCTGACGCAAATAAATCGGTCACGGCGTTTACACGGGCTATCTTATCAGAACCCTTGCTAGGTGTATATTCCATTAGCGGGATTCCTGTGCGACGAAGCTCTTGGATCAAGGAAGCTCCAGACGCCCTTTTCTCAATAATTAATGTATCGGGCTCCCATTCCAAATAGAGCTCATGAGCCTTGCGCTTGAGATCAGGGAACTCCATACGCTCTTTATAGCAATCAAGCAGGATGATATTGGGCGCTTGCATGCCATCTTCGGCTGTTTTATAAAAGATTCCCCAAGTCGTGCAGACAGAAAAATCCGCCCTGTTGTTTGTTTCAAAGGCGGTATCCCAGCTTTGAATGATGTAATCGCAAACAGGGGGCGTTTCCTTTTCCCAGATCCTCCAAGACTCCCGCTTAATCAGGGCGCCTGCTTCTGAGGTTGGGTTCTGTTGATACTGAGCATTCCATTTACCAACTGGAATCTCATCTCTGATAGCTTCTAATTCTTCTTGTGACCAGAACTCAGGCCATAACGGAGTACCTGAAGGCATCAAGGCAGGAAACTCAATCACTTCCCATTGATCTCCGCCTCGAGTGACGGAGCTCTTTACAATTTGTCCGGACAAGTCCCGCTTGGACCAGCGAGTCATCACGATCACAATAGCCCCGCCCGGCTGTAAACGCTGACGAGGACCCGAGGAATACCATTCATAGACCCTGTCATAGACCTCTGGGCTACCTAGCATGGCTTCTTGTTCGCTATGTGGATCATCAATGATTAAGAGATCGGCGCCCTTACCCGTCACAGCACCGCCCACACCAATAGCGAAGTAATCACCGCCCTTGGATGTATTCCAGCGCCCTGCGGCCTTTGAGTCACTTGAGAGCTTAGTTTGAAAGACCTTCTGGTAATCAGGCGAATTTACAAGGTTACGGACCTTACGGCCAAAGCCCACAGCTAGTTCAGCGGTGTGAGCTGTTTGAATAATCTTTTTCTCAGGATACTTACCCAGAAACCACGAAGGCAATAGAAAGGATGCAAACTCAGACTTAGTGTGTCGAGGCGCCATGTTAATGATGAGCCTCTTTAGCTCTCCACTGGCCACGCGCTCAAAAGCTTCTGCCATAATCTTATGATGCCGCCCAGCAATGAATGAAGGCCACATCTCGTGAACGAAAGGCATGAAGTTCTCGCGGCACCTTTCATTCTTATCCGCCATCAATAATTGGTGGATCTTGGCTATATCAGGAGAGTTAGGAGGCATCAACTCGATGACCCTCAAATACTTCTCTACCTCATCACGAGTCAGTAGACTCATAAAGCAGAGACCTGTTGGATTGACCTGTCAACTATCTGGATTGACCTGATCTTATGTGGTTTGATCTCTATAAAGCCTTGCTCTCTTAACGCATGAATTAATCTGTGCACATTGGACTTACTCTTGATATCCAAGCCTTGAGCAATATTTCTATAGGAAGGTGCATAGCCTTTTACAGACATGTACGCCTTAATAAATTCCAACGCTAATTTTTGTTTAGGCGTCACTGTCTTGATCCATAAAAATGAATATAGGTGTCTTAGGACCCATATAAGCTCCTTGGACATTGAACTCAAAGAACTCCATAGCATCTTCATAAGGCATGTCTTTCGATAGCTCCTTGACCACTAAGCTTGCATCGTACAGGGCTACCCATTCCTCTTCTCGCAAGGTCATGCCCACTACACAGTGATCAAATCCCTTGGCTAACAATACCTCGTCATCTACAGCGCTCATGCGACTAAGTAAATTATTTTTCAAAATATATATCCCCCCCTGTTTAAACACGAACGTTCCTATAGGGGGTATTTTGCATGGAATGGGGTGGGGAGTCAAGGGGCTAGAACGATTGGGGGGAGGGGTGTGTGAATGAGAACGATTGGTTGGGGGAAATGTGATGGGATGTGGGAATTACCATGTATAGAGTTTGACGGACACACGGCTCAAAAAGGGGTGTGCCCCCACCGTGGGTCACCAGCCTAGCCAATCACCAAGCCGTACACCTCAAGCGTAGGCATAGAGGCTCAGACCACAGGCATAGCCTGACCAGTTACAGGGTCACGGTCATGACTGGGTTGTGAGCTTAGTTGCGGTGAAGGTTTAAACAGGTTGTGTAAACAGGTCGTTTAAACATTGCATTACTCAAGCCTGACACCCAAACAATTTCAGCACCTATGAGCCCATAGGGGAAATGACAGGCTGTTTATACAGCTTACAGATGCCACCTCATAGCCTCTATATAACCTGAAGTTATGTAACCTAAGTGTTTTACCGTGTTTATTGGCACTTTGACCTTATATCCATAACCTGTAGTTATATAGCCTTACACACCTACAACAGGCATATGCACCTAAGTCATTGATATGTAAGGGATTGTTAATGCTTGGTCACTGCATCCAGTAGAGCCAAGTGTTTGCTTAGTTCGTCTTTGAGTGTCTCGGTGGATATATTTTCAACTGTCTTCTCTACCCTGTCAGTGAACATACTCACCGCTTTGCCCATCATCTCTAGAGCCTTTAGCTTATGCCCATCATGACTCATCTCTCTACTATGCTTGAGCAACTCTTCCATAACATGTCTACGCATCGCCTGCTCGTCATTAATTAAAGCGTTCTCACTCTTGCTTAGACTGGCGTCTAGTAATGCTCTTACCTTGGGGTCTGATGCAGTCCTGTGTGCATTACTAGCAATAGTTCCCTCGTTGGTCGTATTAGGCTTATACGCTTGCTTGTATGCTTCTCTATTACTCATGCCTTGTACTATGTAATGCACAAACATTCTTTGTTTAGCTGTGAGCTTTCCTTTCTCTCTCTGTGTCCCTGTGGGCTTGCTGTCTGTACGCCTTAGCGTATCAGTGGTTCGTCCAACCATTGTTCGCATCTGCTCACTGTTAAAGTCGGGCTTTATGTCATGCGAATGGTTCTCAATTGCATCTTCTGTGTTGACTACTTGTTTCATCTTGCTTGAACCTCTGTGTGGTTTATGTGCAACAGCTGTTCGTTCTGCTGTCGTTCTATGCACCTAGTTTAAACGACCGTCTTCCATTTTGCAAAACCCCGTCTTCCAAACATCGAAACACCATAACAGTGTAATTGTTCCAATAGCGCTTGCACTACTGTTTAAACAAGACTACAATTAAAGCTCGTTCTTTATTGTTTTACCTTCCCCCAAGGGGCGCACCTGACAGCGATACGATCAGGTTTGACAGAGTCGGCTACCGGCAAGAGTCAAGACAGTGCAGACATAATGCTAAGCGAGCCCGTAAAGTGCCTAAGTATCTTCGAGAACAGGAACGGTCGTAATCCAGTCTGCAAACACCCAATAGCCCAAAACGAATCGTAGTACTGAAGTGAGGCGATCAACTGATTTATCAGGTCTCTCAGTAAGTGGACATCGTTAGGCACTTGATTGAGGGTGTTCTTCTTTGATAAGTATTTAGTAGACCATTCGGGAGAGTGGTTTACTGAGTGCAACATCAACCGCCCACATGCTTTCAGCGTACGGGCTTTTAAGGAGAGTAAACATGAAAACAGCATTCAGTGAAGAGAGCGTCAAGTTCGTGCCACAACTTGCATCGAGCAACGGTGTGCCATCAGTCCTGTGGACAGCGTGGGAATGGCATGAAGGTGCTTGGGTACACAGCTCGAAGTTCTTTATGTCCCTGACAGCAACGAAAGATCAGATTGTGCAAGCCTTCAACATTATGCAGTGGGAGTACGAGGCAGACGAGCAAGCCAACCAACAAATGAAAGATGCCGAGGGCGCTTGGGAAGACAACGGTTGTTATTAACGAGGGCGAAAGCCACCATAAGGAGAAACGACATGAACACAACGCACCAAGTAGTAAACGGAGTAGCACTCATCAGACACCGCAGTCTAGGCGATGCCTTTAGATCTTTGCCCAAGTTGGGCAGATCAAGAAAAGTTTTGAAAAGCATTGCTAGGCAGTACCGATTTAACGGGTGCTACCCTCCGGCACCATGGGCTACCATAATAAATTAGTTTACTAAAAAGGGGGAGCTTGGTATATACGCCAACTAGTAGGATAGACGCCCAACTGATGAGACCTTAAGGTCGAAACCCCCTCGGGGGTCTTGGGATTAGCTCTAAGGGGCAGTCCGTTATCCGCACCCTTTCAGGGTCAACGTGGTTTTTGGAGAGAGAACATGAGAAAAATATACAGCGAGGGAGTTGGTAATCGTGAAGTTCGTGTTTATCGTGACACTGAGTGGCACGATCACATCGTGAAGTACTTTGTAGATGGTCAGCACATTACAGAGGCAGACAGCCATCACTATGATGACAAACATGACGCACTCGACACAGCCAAGCAATGGCTGTGGCAGGGGCAGTCAAGGTGGGATCAAACCACCGAACAATATTTTCAAGCGAGAGCGAAATGAACTTTGACTACTTTGAGTACACCATCGCAAGCCACCTAGCTCCGGCAATCATCAACGCAGACGAGACAGGCTTGGATCGTTACGAGTCACGCTGTTTAAACAACTTCCTCGAGTCTGTCACGGCAGACGTTGAGGGCTTGGGGGTGCCAGTTCAGGGGCACTTTGCAGTTGAAGACAGTGAGACGAACTTTGCTCACTGCGAGGCAATCGGTTGTCACGCTGATTGCGTGGTCATCAAATATGTTTTTAGGAGAGAGTGAAATGAAAATACTAACCATTGCAGGACTCGAGTATCTCGAGAAATTTTTGAGTCGTGTCGTTGAGGACTATGACGAACACGACCCACAGGCGTGGTCGAGTCATGCCGAGGCAGTTCAGATGAACACCCCCCAGGGTGATGACATCATCATCGAAGTGAGCCAGTCTGAATCAAACACAGGTCGACCTGAGACGTTGACTATCCCCGAAAAATACTTTGCAAACTTTTGAGAGAGAGCATCATGAAAGCAATCAAAATTACCCAAGAAAACACATCGCAGATCGAGCAAGCACTGCGCGAAGTCAACCGTGGGGCGGTCACTCACACTTACACCTTAGCTACCGACATCGCCGATTTGGTTAGCTTTGGTGAGGGCGCATGCGTGAATCTACTAGGCGCCAAGAAGCATTTTTCGGGAGCGGTTATCTTTGGCACGAGTGGCAAGGCTGTGCCAAAGTCTTACAAGTATCAGCGCGAAGCCACACGGGTCAAAATTGAAAGGCGGTCGGCTGACTGGTACCTGGCGGAAGTGACCGCAACCTTTATATATACCTGTGGCGGTGGCAAAAACCTTGTCTTGACACCCGAGCAGGATGCACGAGCAGTCGAAAAATTCCGCTCACAATATTTCATTTCACAACTGGAAAAAAATGACGTTTAAACGGAGAATCACATGAGTGACTATGACGCAGTGGGCATTTGCGAGGGCTTTGTTGAGGCTGAATCAAGAGACCAAGTGTTGGAGGCTTGGCAACACTTAGCCAAGACTGGCTTGGCGTGGCGTTTACAAGGGTGGTTCGGTAGAACCGCTGATATATTAATCAACGAGGGTTTAATTGAGGGGTAACACCCCATTGGAGAGAGATCATGGCACGATTAGCAACGAGAGAGAACGGTGAAAAGTACGTCAATGATGACTGGGACGGTGATGATGTCCTGTCGGTGGCTGACGACCTTAAGGTTAACCTGACACCTGACCAGGTCGAGGCAGTCTTAACCCTGATGGCGAAGAGCTTTGATGCCACCATCGGCATCAACTGGGACGTGATTGAAATTTGTATTCAAACAGTTTTAGGAGAATGACCATGCCTTTTTACACTATCACGGCAAAACGCTCGCAAGAGGTTGTTGCCCGTGTCTTTGCGGTCGATGAAGACCATTTGGACGATGCCGTAGCAGACCTTGCGCCTGATGATTTTACTGTCATCACCACAACCGAGGTGGAGAATTTCAATTTTGAACAAGACTTCGAGGTGGCTGATGAATACTGACAACAGAGAGCAGTTCGATATCACCGACCATTTCATCTCGCCCTACTATCTTGAGGGCTTGGTGAGCGGTGGTTGCCAAGACTTAAGCGAAGAGTCGACTCTTCGCCTGTCCGTGTGGTGGGAT